AATAATGATAACAAAACTATCAATGGTGGCTCTGCCAAGAAGAAAAAATTACATGGAGGAAACTTTACGGATTCAAATGGCGTTGTCTTTAGCGATGATAAAACTACTTTAATTAGCTATCCTCGTCAGAAAAATAGTGCAAATTATACTATTCCTGTTGGGGTGACAACCATTGGAGAACGTGCATTTTATGATTGTACTTCATTGGAAACCATTATTATTCCTTCTTCGGTGACAACCATAGAAAATTTTGCATTTTCTTATTGCAGTTCTTTAACAACTATTTTAGTAGATGAAGTCAGTAATCATTTTTCTTCAGTAGATGGAGTGTTGTTTAATAAGGATCAAACAGAATTACTTGTATATCCGGCTGGAAAAAATAATGAAATATATAATATTCCCGATTCGGTGAAAAGCATTGACGATTATGCATTTTTGAATTGTACTTCGTTAACAACCATTACTATTCCTGTTGCTTCGCAGTTGACAAGTATTGGCGAAAGAGCATTTACTCATTGTACTTCATTGGAAACCATTACTCTTCCTTCTGGGGTCACAAGCATTGGCTTCGGTACATTTGAAGGATGTACTTCATTGGAAACCATTATTATTCCTCCTGCTTCGCAGTTGACAAGCATTGGCGATTATGCATTTTCTCTCTGTACTTCGTTAACAACGATTACTATTCCCTCTTTGGTGACTACTATTGGCGATTATGCATTTTCTGGTTGTACTTTGTTGGAAACCGTTACGATTTCTACTGATTCGCAGTTGACAAGCATTGGCTCCTATGCATTTTCTTACTGTAGTTCATTGAAAACCATTAACATTCCTTCTTCGGTGACAAGCATTGGCTTCGGTACATTTTATGGTTGTACTTCGTTGGAAACCATTATTATTCCTCCTGCTTCGCAGTTGACAAGCATTGGCGATGGTGCATTTTCTCTCTGTACTTCGTTAACAATGATTACTATTCCCTCTTTGGTGACTACTATTGGCGATTATGCATTTTCTGGTTGTATTTCTTTAACAAGCATTACTGTTGATAAAAATAACAAAGATTATTCTTCTGTAGATGGAGTTTTATTTAATAAAAATAAAACACTATTAATTGCATATCCTTCAGGAAAAAATAAAGATCAAAAATACTTAATTCCCATCCCAAAATTTGTGACACGTATTGATTGTCTTGCTATAGGATTACCTGATACAGGATTACCTCCCGACTGTAATAGTTTATTTCCTCCTTATCAGGATCAAACAAAATTAATTACATATAACATTCCTAACTCGGTGACAAGCATTGGCGATTATGCATTTGACGGTTGTACTTCATTGGAAACCATTACGATTCCTCCTTCAGTGACGAGCATTGGTGATTATGCATTTTATAATTGTACTTCATTGGAAACCGTTACGATTTCTACTGATTCGCAGTTGACAAGCATTGGCGATTATGCATTTAAAGATTGTAGTTCATTGGAAACTATTAACATTCCTCCTTCAGTGACCAGTATTGGCGAAGGAGCATTTGAAGGATGCGAAGATTTGAAAAAAGGTGGAGGAAAAAAGAGCTTGAAAAAAAACAATAAACAAGTGTGACTCAGAGGATTATCTACCTTGTGGTGTATGTAGTTGAAAAATAGTAACTAATAGAAAACATGTAAAAGTAAAGTATCTTCTTTTCATTATCATATAAAGATTTTTCTTCACATTTAATCAATGGAGCAAAATTTAATAGAAGAGATCTTGAGGTTGAGGCTTCGGGTCCCTTATCGGGTACTTTTTTTATTATATTCTATATAATCAAAAATAATTTTTTTTATAAATATATTATATGGAAGATTCCACAAAAATTCAAGAAAATCCTTTAATTCAACAAAAGTATCAAGAAGTAATCCAACAAATTCAAAAGGACTTGATTGGAACAAATACATGTGGCTATAATCCACCAGTTGCGTGCAAAACAAGCGCACAAAATTATTTGTCAACAATAAAACTCACTATAGATTATGCAAAAAAAACAACTGAAAAAATATTTGCAATAGAATTATATAAATTTATTAATCAGTTTTCACAAGTAGACAAAAGTTTGTTTGGACTCAACGAAACCGACGAAAAGAAAATTCAGTGTGATTGGAATCCTAATTTTGATGATTCTTGTCGCGAAGTAAGATCCGCAAATGAAAGTAGGTCTACAAGTCAAAGAATAAATAGTTCTTCTTCTTCCAAGGGACTTGGAAAGTTGCCTGGTTCTGGACTAAAACGACCATGTATGCGGGGTGGAACATTTCAAATTGCGAATGCAAATGAAGCCATACCTGATAGTACTACGGAAGGTATAGAATTAACAGAAACTCCATTACTTCAAATAAAGAACAATATCAAATTATTAGTTGAAGATTTTGAAGGGATGAATAAAGTTTTGGGATTTTTAAATTGTTTATATTTTGCAAGTTTGCAAAGTTTTATTCTAATTTTAAAAAGAATGAACGGAGGAATGTTTGGTGTAAAAGACGAGACAAAAGCTAGTGAGAGAATGGAAAAGGTGAAAGACGGAGTTGTAAATCTATGTGATAAGCAATTTAAATATCTAACTGCTCCAACGTGGAGCCATAAAAAAGCGTTAACCCTTCTTCCATTTGAATCAATGAAAGGGGACCAAGACGATGATATTAACTGGGAAACTGGTATTGATGGTATTAATTTAAGCAAATATTTAGGGTTTAGATTTTTTACAGAAAGAGGAGAAAGACAAAAAGTAATTGGAAACAATGCGCTTTTTACATCAGATGAATTTGATAATTTAAATAAAGTATTTGTATCAGAAGATATGAAAAAAATGTTATCTGTCTTAAAACAAAATTTTACAACCAAATATCCACAAGACACAGACGCATTAACATATTTTGATAATGTTATTGGTGCTTCACGCGGAGGAAGAAAAAAGCCGAAAACAAAAAAAAATAACTCTAAAAAACAAAAAAAAACAAAAAAGATGCGCAAATCAAAGAGACCGAGGCGAAGTATTTAATTTGTGAAATAAAATCTTTTACTATTATCCATTACTTGTATAATAATAAAAATACCTAAAGATTTTGCTTTGTATTTAATCAATGGAGCAGGATTTTATAGAAGTGATTAAACAAAGTTTTGTAGATTCAGGAAAACGTTCTCTCATATCAACCCTAAGAACAAATAATCTATTCATAGACACCATTGTTTCCACCATATTATTAACAGCATTAACATATGTGTTAAATCCCAATTTTTTCACATCGTTTTCAATAACAGGTCTTCATTTTGACACCATAAAATCATTCTTCTTCCGAAAATATTCAATATCATTTGAAGGAAAACAAGCTTATATTGTATCACATTATGATCAGTGCCCTATAATTGCATCATGCTTTTCAGATAATTTCAAGGCAATTTTCAATGACCTTATTTATAATATGAATGACAATACAGATATTTTTGATATACAAGAATATATCACATCTACAAAACGATATTCATGTGACATAGAGTCCAATATGTATATTATAAAACAAACGATGCCCATTTTATATGATAATAAACTGAAAATTTATGCCACAACTCAAATCTCAAAAGAGTCAACCAGTGATTCCGATAAAAGAGATAAACAAAATGTGACAACCGATAAAATCACAATCACATTATATTCCTATCATTCCACAATAAAACAAATACAGGAATTTGTGAATGAAATTAAAACATCGTATTTGAAAAATGTGGAAACGGCTCGGGCAAATAAACGATACATTTATAGTTTAAAAAATACTGTCATGGAAGACGATTCTGGAAATAAACAATTTTGGAATGAAACCTTGTTTGAAAGTACACGGACATTTTCCAACATGTTTTTTGAAAGGAAAAATGATATTCTGGAAAAAATAGAGTTTTTCTTAAACAATAAACAATGGTATTATGATAATGGTATACCGTATACACTTGGTATTGGTCTATATGGACCTCCTGGCACAGGGAAAACCTCTTTTTTCAAAAGTTTGGCAAATTTAACTGGACGGCATTTGGTCATTTTATCATTGAAAGAAATAAAAACAAAGCAAAAATTAGAGGAGTTCTTTTTTGAAAACAGATACAACTCGGAAAATAAGAATGGCAGTATTGGTTTTGACAAAAAGATTATCATCATTGAAGATATTGATTGTTTAGGGGAAGTAGTGTGGAAGAGAGAAGAAGAAAGCAGTAAGAAGAGTGGTAGAGGGAAAAAGGCACCTACCGGGTCTTCGGTGCAAGATGTCATTCAAAAATTGATAGAAAACAATAATAGCGATTCAAAATCTACGATTGAACTCGGGATGGATGATGATGATGACGACATCACATTGGATGATATTTTGAATTTATGGGACGGAATCAAAGAAACACCTGGGCGTATATTGGGAATAAGCAGCAATCATTACAATAAACTGGACCCTGCCTTGATTCGCCCTGGACGGATTGATTTGTCTATTCAGTTGGATAATTGCAGTAAAGCAATCATCAAAGAAATGTTTGAGCATTATTATGGGTGTAAGGTTGACATGAAGGTTTTGAAAAAAATTAAAGATAAATTCTATTCTCCGGCAGAAATTATTAATTGTTATATCTTAAACCGTAATTCTGGTGAGGCATTTTTAAATCGGCTATTAGAGAATAAAAAATTTTAGTATGGAAAATTGATTTATATCATTGCAAATTTTATTCTATAATAACGGTAAAAAATGATCATACTAAAATGTGTCAGCGAATGCAAAAAACTACGAATAAAGTTTCATTGTTTTATCAATCAAAACAATGAAATGTATAAAAATGTATACAACAATGAGTACAATTGTAGATTTCCAAAGGAGATTCGCAAAGAAGGATCATACTATAAAGTGAATGATACTGATATAACGCTTACTTGCACGAAGGGAACATATTTCTATACCATAAAGGGGAAAAATGTTATTGTTATGACCGATGCGGAAGTTTTCCAACTTTTCAATCACTCACAAGCAGTTGACATTAGCAGCATGAAAATATTTGACGCGGGAGAATGTGTCATTTGTTTATCGGAAGCCAGTTCCATTGTATTTCTACCGTGTGCCCATAGATGTGTGTGTTCTGGCTGCAATATCGGATTAAAATCGGCAAAACATTGTTGCCCAGTTTGCCGAGAACCTATTAAACAAGAAATTGTGTAATGGATTGTGGTATGGCGTGTTTCATTTTTTTATTTACACAAAAAAATGAATAGGACGTACATTTACACCTTTGCACATTTAAACTGTCGTTTTCAAAATGACATAAACTAAAAAATTGATTCATTTATTGTCTTATTTCTTAAATAACACAATAAAAATGGGAATGTTCACAGAATTTTTTGGAAATCTTACTACAAGTAGGCCTCTTACACCTGAGGAGTTAAAAGAATACGAGGATACATCAAGCAAATCTGATGATATGTATTTGATATTTGTATATGATGGATCCAATGATAAATTGGAGGGACCTTGTCATAGTAAAGTAGCGGGTTATGTAGATATGGAAAAAGGATTTCTGGATACATTGCATTGGATGAAATCCAAAAACATTACATTGAGTGGACGCATTAATTATGCTTGTGAAAATATGTTTACAGATGTGATAGGAGGTGGTTTTGGAGCATTTGTGGCATTTCCTTGGCGTGTAACATATTACAAATTAGATTTCCATGGTCTCAAAATGGTATCAAATGAAATTTATTGAAATATCCATTTCGGGCGTTTTGAATGTGCAAAGGTATAAATATTTGTAGCAATGATGGAAAATTATTATGACGAATCAACCTTGGTTAGAATTGTACTGGAAGAAAAAAGAAATAAGGTAAATGATTTGGAAAAAGAAATTTCAGATTTGAAATATAAACTCTCTGAAAAAGAAGAAGATATTTCCAATATAGCATTATCCACCGGGAACCCAGGATAAATTTATGGATTTTTCATAAAGATAAAATGTTATGAAATATGATAAGGATTTATCCTGCCCGAAGGGAAGGAGGGGGAAAGCGGGGGAACCTGG